CCCAACAAATGTCTATTCCTTCAAATGATTTTACGTTAGCAATGTTATTCTTCAACCCAACAAAGGCGAACTCTGTACCATTTTTACCTCGTATAGAATTTTGGGTTATTTCGTAAAACGTTGACAAACCCAAGATTTCAATTTGGTCGCACAATAGTTTATGTACTGAATCCCTAATAGATGTCTGAAACTCACGAGCACATAAGATGCGTAGCGTTATCATCGCACCTTTTACTAACAATGCTTTAGCTACAGAATGTGACTTGCCTGCGCCTCGACCGCCATATAAGACTCGATAACGTGCTTTTTCAGGGTTAAATAGACATTGGAGTTTTTGAGGAAACTCCGCACGACTTAGCGCCTCTTTGATTTCATTCATTAGGCTTTACAAAGCTAACTTGTATGTGTGGCACTAAAGGCTCGCCATCTGTACCGCTTAACTCTTGCTTAACTGTTTCAGACCAACGCATTTGGGCTTTAGTCCACCAGATCAATGACGTTGTGTCCCCAGATATAGCCTTACTAAACAACGTCTTAGCTATCTGACCGTTGGCCTTTGCCTTACCCAAATCAAGCTCTGTGCGGTAATACTTACGCAATGTCTTATCGTCAATACCCACAAGAATAGCTATCTGCTCGTGAGGCAAGCCTAATCCACTAGTGCTTTCGACTAGTTTACGATTTTCATCAGTTGGCACATGAGGCTCTTGAGGTATGACTGGCATTTTATTAAGGGGAACTCGTTAATATTTAAGCATTTTCCATTACTTCTTTCAACAATACGGCTTTCTTTCCTGTAAAGTCTTCCCATCGCTTTACTATAACATCGCAATACTTTGGGTCTAATTCCATAAGTCTAGCATGGCGGTTTTGCTTTTCGCAAGCAATTAAAGTGCTGCCAGAACCACCAAACAAGTCAAGAATAATATCTCCAGCTTTACTGCTGTTTTCTAAAGCTCTCACAGGCAGTTCAACAGGCTTTTGTGTTGGATGAAACTCATTTTTAGAATGGCGTTTCATATCCCAAACAGTTACTTCATTGTTTGGGCCATTCCAATAAGGTGCTTTGCCTTTCTTAAATGCGTAAATACATGGCTCATGCTTTGATTTGTATTGTGCGCCAATAGCACCAAACTGCGCCAAGTTCTTATTCCAAATAATCCATGTCCTTACTTGAAAATTACATTCTTCAAGCGCAATAAGAACATCTTTGGCAAATCTATCAGCAAACCATAAATATAAAGCCGCACCATCTTTTGATGCCATATATGCTATTGGCAAAGCTCCAACATACATAAGCGTTTTATCATCATTTTCTAGCTTGGTGCGTCTTTTGTCTGTAGCATGACCACCATCATAATCAACTCCATACGGAGGATCAGTAAATACCATGTCGGCTTTTTGCCCGCTCATTAACATGTCTACCGCATCAATGCTAGTGCTGTCTCCACACATTAACCTATGATTTCCAAGCTGGTAAATGTCACCAAGCCTAGTCTTTGGCTCTTCAGGTATCTCAGGAACTGCATCCTCATCTGTTAAGCCTTCCACAATCTCAGGTTGCATCAAAGCATTTAGCTCGTTAATGTCAAACCCAAGAATGTCCAATGCAAAGCCATCAGCCATTAGTTCATTTAGCTCAATGGTTAACAACTCATTATCCCAACCAGCGTTTAAAGCTAACTTATTGTCAGCAATGATTAAGGCTTTCTTTTGCGTTTCAGTCAAATGTTTAAGCTCAATCACCGGCACTTCGGTCATTTTTAGCTTTCTAGCAGCCATTAAACGACCGTGTCCCGCAATAATACCGTTTGTACCATCAACTAAAATAGGGTTAGTCCAGCCAAACTCCTTAATGGATGCGGCTATCTGAGCTACCTGTTCGTCAGAATGCGTCCTGCTATTCTTGACGTAAGGTATTAAATCTTCAACTTTGACTTGTGTTATTTGCATTAGTTTCAGCTTTAACTTCAGGCTTGGGGGCTTGAGCTTGTGCGTTCTGAACCATTTTGTTCAACAACTCAGTCAAGTCTCTAATCTTGTGCTCAAGTGCTTGGATCACCAAATTAACCTCTTGGGTTGAATGTGTAAAGTTAAACATTATTTCTTACCTTTCTTTTCTGTCTTTTTAGCTGCTTCACGTTTCTCTGAATATGCAATCGCCACGGCTTGCTTGATGGGCTTACCAGCAGCAACTTCGGTCTTGATATTCTTTTTAAACGCTTCTGGTTTGGTTGATTTGATTAGTGGCATTTAACAGTTCCAGTTCTTTAATGATGCTTTGGCCCTCTCTGCAGGCCCTTTAGCGTTCTTTACTACCCCTTCCATGCGGGCACAAAAAGATGCCTTACGCCCCTCGTCTTTTTTAGTCTTGGGGTTTGGGGCAGGTGCTTTCAAGTTTGAGCCATTCTTAGCGTTGTACTCTGCCCTTCCTTTGGCAGTCATACCAGCGCCTTTGTCCGTAGGGTTGTAGGTCTTACCTTTCCCTGTGGTCTTGTGCTCAATAGGTTTGTCGTGTTTTTTCATTTCTTTGCCGTCTTTGCGCTATCTTTGAACGCTTTAGCAGTAGGAGCGCCTTTAGTGCCAGGTTTACGCATACGCTCTACCTTTTCACCTTTGGCCTTCTCCTCTGCTATCCGAGCCTGTTTAGCGTGGATATTGGCATACAAGCCTTTACTCACCATCATCTTCCTCGTCTTCTTCCCACTCAATCTCATCTTCAGCGAAAGCCACTAGCAAGTCAGCCAACTCTACCCAATCTGTTGTTTCAGGGCCAACTTGATCAATAGCGTAACGTGCAACCTCAAATCTGAATTCTCTGTCTGTAGTCTCAAACATAATCACTCCTCTAGAATGGCGCATATATCTGCCTCTTGGATAATTTGATAATCTTGACCGTCTATTCTCTGAACAGGCCAGTTAAGATAATCACCGTTCCCATACTTAATAAAGTCACCAACCATTGCCTGATCGACCAATGGCCCAATAGCAACAATAGTACCTTCATTAAAGGGTTCTTTATTATCAACATAGATTATGTCAGATATGTTTCTGACCAACGGCTTCACAACCACTCGATCTCTCAAAGGTTTAAGCATTTTTTGTTGGCCTCCCACGTTTCTTTGGCTCTTGGTACATAGGTAAACTCGTTAGTTCCCTCGCCATGCTCTCAAAAGTAGGAATAGGCGTGGGTTCATCGGAATATTTTCTATTCTCGAATTCTCCACACCATTCGTTCTCATGTCTGTTTTGATAGACAGGATACCTACGACATTGCCCTAGTGTATCTTTACCCAAGAAATAACGACATGACTTACAATTACTATCCATCACAACTCCTTTTGTGTTGGCTAGAAGCCCCTAAAAGACTGCAATCTTCTAGGGGTTTCGTTTATTACATATCTTGAACGTGATCGTAACGCTTGTGATCGTAGCAAGATTCTTCTGAAACCTTACCCTTCATCTCACCCATGCGTCCATCGTGATGGCCCATGTGTGATGCTTCACGCATACCAATACCGTCTGCTTTACCCATGCCAACTCCACCTTCGATGGGCATCTTACGCTCACCACTTGTGTCGCTGCTCAAAGCTCCCTTGGGAATCTTCTCACCAGATGCGCCAGGCACAAACTTCTCTTTGTCCATTTTGGGAACGCTAACCTTTTTGTCACCAGTCATATCTGATGACATAACGCCCTTAGGCATTTTTTCCATTTTTGGATAACCCATTTTTAATTCCTTTGTTTCTTTGCAAAAAACACTACTCTTGTAGCGCTTTTACTATATCACAAATCAAAATGGAATACTACTATCCTCAAACTGCTCTTTTGGCTCTTTTGGCTTGGGTACATTTAAATATGCCCAACCATTCCAATGTTCGTCAGTCAAAGGCATAAGGTCTAGTTTCAACATCAATCCATTCTTGGTATCAATGACCGACCCAATTCTTTGGTATCTGTTCTTTTTCTCACCGTTTGAATTGGTATAAGACCCAACAATTGCGGTCACTTCATATTGCGTTCTTGACATTTAAACTCCTTAAAATGTTTACTTTTTCACTAACTTCTAACAAAAACTGTCTGATTTCTTCTTCCAACGACTTAGCATAAAGCTGTTCTAAGTTCAATCTTTGGATGTAAAGCTGCAAATCTTCAGGCATCCTCGGATCAAAACTCACAAAATCACACCAAGTCCGACCTGTACACAACATCTGCCATACCATTTGAGGCACATATTTGTCAGGAATCTTGTTCTTGACCAATGTGTCAATGTGGGTAGCTGAATTGGGACACTTGATTTCTATCAATCCATCCCCTGCAAAGCCGTCAGGAGAAGCCCCAGACATCTCAATCGTTGGATGGTCAATAAACCCTACCTCCTCAACCAAAATCCCCTTGTGAAGCTCATAGGCAGCTCTGGCAAGTGGCTCTGTCTCAGTACCCCATTGCATCGCAGCGTTGGTAAACCCCTCGCTTGGCTTATTAGTGAGTCTTTCAACCACCAACTGTGCCATATAGTTCTCACGACTTGCTGAGTACCCTGATTTTGTCTTGGCTATGACATCCGCAACCCTTGAGGCCGTAACCTTTCCCAAGCGTTGTAAATGCCAAGCCTCCGTTCTTTGTTCTACATCACTCATGTGTTCTTATCCTTCAGCTTAGCCTCTATTGCTTTTACCAAATCTTTTAAACTATCGCCTTCTTCCCAATCAAGTTCATCCTCATCCGTCAGTCCTACCCAAGGCTTTTTATCAAACAAACCGATTAAATAAGACCTAGCATCTAAATGATAATTTTCGTCAGTCATTTTTGACCCCTTGCTCGGATTAGTGTTGCATGGTAATTTTCATCACCTCTAGCGTAATCCTCATAATATTCACACATCTTTGCACAAGCCTCACGTTCTTTTTCTGCTACCAATTTGGCAAACTGTTCTAGTTTATCTAACCACATTAACCCACCGCCAACATAGTCGTAAGGTAACTTTGCTTCATTAGCCATTTCTATAATGTCTTCTTTAGTCATCAGTAATCCTTTTGTAAAGCGTATTCATACAAACCCGTTTTGATGTATCGTTTGTTGATCGTGTAAGCCCCAAATCTAGGTTTCCT